GATTTACCAAAAATCGAACCGCAGTTCACGGAAGAACGAACAAATGTTCTAGGCGATACCCTCATGAGAGATATTTTCAAAGGTATCGTCGAGGAAGAAAATCGAGCGTTTATGAATTGGGTTAAAAAACTAGGATACGTACCGAAAGAGTTCATCGTGGAAAAATACCCGATGAGGTTCAGAGAGGACGAGAACGGGAATATTTTCGTTGATAACGGAATACGTTTCAAATTAAAGAAAAATAGAGGAGTAAAAAAGCGTTGAAAAATATCAAAATTGGTAATGATAGCTATGTAATAATTAAAGAGCTTGAAAACACGAAAATCGTTGAAAAAGACAATAAAAGATACGTGTATCACAAGAAAAAGAAAATCATAATCACACCGAATTATGATGCGAAAAAAATTACAAAAGCGCCCGAGATAAAAGCGAGCAAAGGCAGAGCAAAAAACGATAGCTACACACTTGAAAAGCATAAAGACTTAGCCGAAAGAGTTCAAAAAGTTATGGATAGGCGCTCGGGTTGTTACCGTTTTGAAATTGCGAGGGAGATTGGCTTTTCGCCAACTACCCTCACAACGTTTTTAAATATTAAAAAAGTGAACGGCAGTTCGCTTGATGTTGTTGAAAGTTGGTTAAAGAAAAATGAATGAATATATTGTGAAAATTGATAAATATTATTATGCAGGAACAAACGAATATAATGTGCGAGGGTACTTAGATAAACAACACCCGACAAAGACTATCAAATTGACAAAATTCGATTTTAAAGCACTTGCGCTTGATGAATACGAGGACGCAGTAGAGGTTGCGGAACGTTGTAAAAATCTAGGAGAAAAAATCGAAATTTTGACGGTTAAAAA